ACTAAGACTTCACATGGGTGTCAGTAGACGTAAGAGTCGACAACTAATTATAGAGCTGGAGTCTGCTGGCTACGTAATTAGGATTAGAAACTCAAATATAGGAACACGCTTAAAAGTCTCACAGAAGGTACCAGTTTTGGTACCTTCCGATACGCTATATAGCGATATAGCCTTTAGCCCTATTTCTAATAGCTTAAAAGCCAATATCTCTTATATAGCTACAAATAAATTCTTTGACGAAGTCAAAGAGGACGGGGGAAGCATGAATGATGAGATGTATAAAAGCCTGTTTGGCTCAAAGTCCACAAGTGATTTCGAAACCGACCAGAACGCCAAGATGGACAAGCGTAAGCGCCATAGGGACAGCGTAGAGGTTTCTAAGTGGAACTCTAAAGACGTGGCTTACGAATTTGCCGACCGAATGTTGGACATGTGGAATATCCCCCCTTTCCGTGTTACCCAGACTCGTTTCGTTATGGCGCTCGCTGGTTTGCGTAAACGTTTTGAAACTAATGGCGCTATTGAGGTTGCCATGATTGATATTTTCTTTAGTTCAATCCAGCATGACAAGTACAAGGATGGGAATCACCTTTGGCGTTCTTTCATTCGTATAGCCCCTTCCATTGTTGAGCAGGCTCGAATTGCCGTAACTACACCAGAACAGAGAGAGACTGCTATTGTTGACGCCAAAGCCCAAGCAGCCAAAAAGCTTGCCCTATTCGATGATGAGGATTGATGTTCAGTTTAGATAATTTACCAATCCGTAGACGTACTTGGGTACAGATTGCTTCTCTCCCAAAGGCTCGAATAGGTTGGGAATTAAGCGACTGTAAGGACGTACCTACCGAGGGCCTTGATAGCCTCTCTAAATGGCTCACAGGGCTTTATAAAGGCAACGTAGTGTCCGCCGTAGGACGTCAGACTTGCGGTCTTGGCCTACTTCTTTATGGGTTGCCCGGTAGAGGAAAAACCACCGTGGCAGTTACCCTCCTACAGGAGATTATGAGGAAGGCTACCCCAGAGGCTTTAAAGATAGGGGAGGGAAAGACCCTAGTTCGCCCTTGCTACTTTATAACCTTTAACTCGTTGTTGGATTTAAAAGGCGCTTTGATGGATGAACAAGATGAAACTGACAAGCTTTTGTATGACGGAATCTTGGGAGAGAGCCTAGACGATGCCTACAACATTAGAGTTCTAGTTTTAGATGATGTCGGCAAAGAGCATGCCAGTCTTTCTGGTTGGCAGAAGAGCATGCTCCATCATGTTTTAAGAACTCGGTACAACAACGGTCTTCCCACTATAGTTACTACCAACGTAGAGCTGACTAACTGGTCAGGACTTTACGGAGATGCAACAGAGTCTTTTGCAAACGAGGCTTTTATATATTTAAACATGGATAACATAAGCGACCTTAGGAGATAGTTATGGAGATAGATGGCTTGCCAGTTGTTGTAGCAGATGATGATTTTATTGAATATCTTTATGAACAAAGTTACGAAGGCACCATTGATGTAGCAGAGTTAGATTTTGAATACAAAGAGTGGGCAAAGGAAAACGTAAATGGGAAATAAAAAAGATTTAAGACAACACGGCTATCTAACTTCAGATGAGTTTGTAGATATGGTTGCTCCCGCTCTTAAAAGTTATTTAAAACAGAACTGGGGTAAGCACGATACAGAGGCCTTGTATCACCCAGAAGATTTGTTTTCTAACGCCTCCCTTTACTTTGATGTTGCCTTAAATGTTGTAGGACAGTTTGGGATTCAAGGTAAACGTGAGTGAGTACAACTTAATACAAGTTTTTTTAAGTCAGAAATCCACAAACCCAGGACCAGGAATTTTTGAAGTAAGTGGGGATGACGAACAAAACTTGAGGTGCACTTGCCCAGGGTTTAGTATTAAGGGTACGTGTAAACATACTAAATACGTCTCTATTGCAATTGCTGAAAATGACGGTGTGTATCCAATTGAAGTATCAACAAAAGCTTCAACGGAAGAAACCGAGCAAGCAAGGGAAACCCCTGAAAAGTTTAGAGAGTTTCTTTTAAAGTACGGGAAGATAAAGGTGTTTTAATGGAGAAGGGTGATATTAGCAATTCTCTTCCACCACGCATTTTAGTAACCTTTGATGTAATAGTGGACGAGTACGTTGACAAACGTAAAATTCTTAATATCATTCCTGTTAGTAAAACTAAGACTCACTACAATCGTTTGGTTCTTAGTCATTTGTACTCTGTTACCCTAAAGCGCGGTTGGACTCTAGAGCTGGTAAGTTTTAAACACGATGAAGAGGAGTTGGTGGAAGTCATGCAAAATCTAGACCAGTACGCCACTAATCCTTTTAGGTACGCAACCGCATATAAATCCATTGATAAGTTAGTTGATGACCTCCCTTACAGAGCTGAGGTTGCTGGTGTTGTTGACTTGCCTATTCGTTTAATGCGTTATGGAAGTTGGGGGCTGGACTTTCCAAACCTATGACAAACGAATCTAAATTACTTAGCGCTGCAATTCAAACAAGAGACCTATCAACTTTATTTGAACGAGGCGTAAACGATACTTGGTTTCCAGACCAAGAAGACAAACGCATTTGGGTGTTTCTACGTTCTCATTTTTCTAAGTATGGAGAGTGTCCTAGTTTAGAAGTACTTGGTGAGAACTTCCCCACTTACCAAGTACTTCCTTTATCCGACTCAATGGACTTCTTACTAGATGATTTAATTTCTAGACGTCGTAAAGTCGCTACTAGTTCTATGTTGCGAGAAGCAATTCAAGCAATTGAAAAAGAACAAGACCACGAAGCAGCAATTATTGCGCTTCAAAGAGGAATGGTTAAAATTGAAGAGGCTGGACTAAGTACCAGCACAGACGTTAACTTAGTTAAAACTACAGAGCTTCGTTGGGATGAGTACCAACAGTTAAAGGCAAACCCAGGATTGTTAGGATTTGCTACAGGGTTTCCAACCATTGATGCTGCAACTAGTGGACTTCAAAATGGTCAGTTAATTGTTCTTGTTGCACCACCTAAAACTGGTAAGTCAACTCTTGCTTTACAGATGGCTAGAAACATTCACAAAGACGGAGCAGTGCCTTTGTTCCAATCTTTTGAGATGTCTAATACAGAACAACAAAAACGTTACGACGCTATGAGGGCTATGGTCTCTCATCACCGTCTTATTACAGGTACGTTGACAGATGAAGAAGAAGCAAGGTATCGACTAGCTCTAACTAGCATGTCTACAGACCCACATAACTTTTGGCTTACAGACGCTGCTAATGGACAGACCGTTTCCGCAGTAGCAAGCAAGATTCAAACGCTTCAACCAGATGTTGTTTTTATTGACGGTGTCTATCTCATGATTGACGAGCAAAGCGGAGAGGCCAACACCCCGCTAGCACTTACTAATATAACTCGTTCTTTAAAAAGATTGGCTCAACGTGTAAATAGACCTATTGTTGTTTCTACTCAAGTACTTCAATGGAAGATGCGTAAAGGTAAGCTAACCACAGACTCTATTGGTTACTCCTCTTCATTCTTCCAAGACGCAGACGTATTGTTTGGTTTGGAACGAGAAGACGACACCGTAGATGACACTAGAATTTTAAAGGTATTAGCAGCGCGTAACTCTGGTCCAACAGAGACGTCTCTGCTTTGGGATTGGAATAATGGTCAGTTTAGAGAGTTATCTGGAGATGACCTATGAGACTTGAAGAGATGGAAACAATGCTTGCCAGACTCGGGATTGAGATTGTTTCTACACGTGGTAATGAGATTCAGTCTTATTGCCCAGGACATAAGGCTATTAAAGGAAAAGAAGACAGCAACCCTTCTTGGTATATAAATTCTGATACGGGTGCTCACATTTGTTTTAGCTGCGGGTACAAGGGAGGTTTGATGTCTTTAATCTGTGACGTCAAACAAGTTGACTACGCAGATGCTAAAGACTGGTTTTATTTAGAAAACGAAGACTTGTCTTTAGTTATGGAACGTGCGGAGAAAAAAGAAGAACCTATTTTTAAAGAGATAACTGAGATATCTGAAGCTCGTTTAGCTTTATTTACCGACCCTCCCGCTGAAGCGCTCGCCGCTCGCGGTTTTAAGTTAGAGTCGGCTCAAGAATACGAAGTGTTGTGGGACCCCAAACATAACAACTGGATTACGCCCATACGTAATCCTTTTACCAACAAACTCATGGGGTGGCAGGAGAAAGGTTATGTCAAACGTTACTTCAAGAATTACCCTACGGGAATTGAAAAAAGCAAAGCTCTTTTTGGTTTTCGCAGGTACGATGGTGGCAGGCTTATTGTTGTTGAGTCTCCTCTAGACGT